TTTATGATAGCTTTACTCCATGTCACGTACTAGAACTAATTAAACAAAATATTGCTGAAGGTTGGTATGATCCTGCGTTGCTGGAAGAATATACTGAAGCTGAATGGAATGAGTTAAACGATTATATCAAACACGAGCGTGATGAAAACTTTACCTATGCTGCCATGGAACAATGGCGTGGCAAGTACCTTGTACAAAACCGTGTCACAAATGAGATTAAAGAAACTCCGCAAATGGCGTATATGCTAATTGCAGCTACCTTGTTCGCAACGTACCCAGCAGCAACACGATTAAAATGGGTTAAGGATTATTATGATGCCGTTAGTAATTTCGATATTAGCTTGCCCACTCCTGTTATGGCTGGCGTACGAACTCCGCAAAGACAGTTCTCAAGCTGCGTTCTTATTGAGACTGGTGATAGTCTTGACAGCATTAACGCTACCACTAGTAGTATTGTTAAGTATGTTTCACAAAAAGCCGGAATTGGTATTGGTGCTGGAAGTATCCGTGCCCAAGGATCTCCTATACGTAAAGGCGATGCCTATCATACTGGAGTAGTACCGTTCTTTAAAATGTTCCAAGCAGCGACACGTTCATGCTCACAAGGTGGTGTACGTAATGGCGCTGCAACAGTATATTACCCAATTTGGCACTTGGAAGTAGAAGACCTACTGGTACTTAAAAACAACAAAGGTGTTGAAGATAATCGTGTACGTCAAATGGATTATGGTGTACAGTTCAACAAACTAATGTATGAGCGTCTTATTCAAGGTGGTGATATTACATTATTCTCACCAAGCGATGTGCCAGGATTATATGACGCCTTTTTTGCTGACCAAGACGAGTTCAGACGGTTATATGAAACAGCAGAGCGTAACACACGCCTTCGTAAGAAAACAATCAAAGCAATGGAATTGTTTAGTCACTTTATGGGAGAACGTAAAGACACTGGACGCATTTATCTACAAAACGTAGACCATTCAAATGAGCATGGTAGCTTTAAACCTGATCTAGCACCGATTAAACAAAGTAACCTGTGCTGTGAAATTAACCTTCCAACTAAACCACTGAATGACTTTAACGATCCAGACGGTGAGATTGCCTTATGTACACTGAGCGCAGTTAACTGGGGCAATGTTAAAAAACCAAGTGACTTTATGCGTATTGGTAAACTAGCAGTACGTGGACTTGATGCGCTACTAAGTTATCAAAATTATCCTGTGCTAGCAGCGTATAACGCTACAATGGGTAGACGCCCTCTTGGTGTTGGTATCATTAACTTGGCATACTGGATGGCACGTAACAACATGACATACAGTGAGCCTAACTTGGCGATGATTGACGAATACGCAGAAGCGTGGAGTTACAGTCTAATTAAAGCAAGCGCAGACTTGGCAGCAGAACAAGGCGCATGTGGCTGGAGCAACCAAACAAAATACGATGATGGCATCTTACCTATTGACACATACAAGCGTGATGTTGATGAGTTGGTAGCACCAGTAGAGCGTATGCCTTGGGCAGAACTACGCACACAACTACGTGAAACTGGTATTCGTAACTCAACACTAATGGCACTTATGCCAGCAGAAACAAGTGCGCAGATTAGTAATGCTACCAACGGCATTGAGCCGCCACGTAGTTTAGTAAGTATTAAACAATCAAAACATGGTGTACTAAAGCAGGTAGTGCCAGGTATCCATCATCTTAAAAACAAGTATGAACTACTATGGGATCAGACATCACCAGAAGGCTATCTAAAGATTATGGCAATTCTACAGAAATACATTGACCAAGGCATCAGTGTTAATACAAGCTATAACCCACAGCACTTCTCAGATGAGAAAATCCCAATGAGTACAATGCTACAGCATGTGATGCAATTCTACAAATATGGTGGCAAGCAGTTATATTATTTCAATACATTTGACGGTGCCGGTGAAATAGATATTGACAAAATGGAAGAAGCAAGTATAGTGAATAGTAATATAGCAATTGAAGATGAAGATTGTGAAAGCTGCGTAATTTAAAGGAATACTAATGAGCGTATTTAATACAGAAAATAGAAGTGACCATACGAAAAATCTAGCGTTCCTCGATCCATCAGGGGGCGTGACTATTCAACGCTACGATACAATGAAGTATCCTAGCTTTGATAAGTTTACAGAAAAGCAACTGGGGTTCTTCTGGCGCCCTGAAGAAGTTGACACATACAAAGATGGTAAAGACTTTAAAAATCTAACACCTCATGAGCAGCATATCTTTACTAGTAATCTGAAGCGTCAGATCCTACTAGACAGTGTACAAGGTAGAGCACCAGCAGAAAGTTTTGGTAGTATTGTTTCACTACCTGAACTTGAGAACTGGATTATTACTTGGACGTTTAGTGAAACAATTCACAGTCGTAGTTATACACACATTATTCGTAATGTGTATAATGACCCCAGTGTTATCTTTGATCAACTAATGGACATTCCAGAAATTATGGATTGTGCTGGAGATATTTCAAAGTATTATGACGATCTTATCACAGCAGCAAGTTGGTTTAACTTACTGGGAGAAGGCACACACAAAGTCAACGGTAAAAAAGTTGTAGTTGATATGTACGACCTTAAAAAGAAATTATGGCTAGCACTAATGAGTGTTAACATTCTTGAAGGTGTTCGCTTTTATGTTTCATTCGCTTGTAGTTGGGCATTTGCTGAACTTAAAAAGATGGAAGGCAATGCTAAAATTATTAAGTTTATTGCCCGTGATGAAAACCTACACCTAGGCAGTACGCAACTACTACTCAAGACACTTAAAAAAGATGATCCAGTGTTTGTGAAAATTGCTCAAGAAACAGAACAAGAATGTATTGACATGTTTACTGATGCGGTTGACCAAGAAAAAGCATGGGCAGAGTATTTGTTTAAAGACGGTAGTATGCTTGGTTTGAATAAGCAACTACTATGTGAATACATTGAACACATCGCAATGAAGCGTATGACTAACGCAGGCTTGCCAAAAGTTTATTCACAAACAAGTAACCCACTGCCTTGGACACAGAAATGGATCGCAGGCGGTGATGTACAAGTGGCACCACAAGAGACTGAGATCACATCATATATCAATGGTGGGACGACACAGGATGTAAACGAAGACACGTTTAAGGGATTTAGTTTATGATCACAGTATACAGCAAAAACTTATGCGGGTATTGTGACATGGCTAAGGCTTATTTAAACAAGAACGGTCTTGAGTTTGAGGAAATCAATATCGAGTCTGTGCCAGAAGCCCGTGAGTTTCTAATTACAGAAGGTCACAGAACAATGCCACAAATTTATCATAATGGCAAACTATTAGTAGAAGGCGGCGCAATGGGGTTAGTAAAATTACAACCCGAAACTGTACGTGAACTTATTGGAGAGGTAAAACTAGATGTTAAAGATTTCAAACTTTAAAAAAGGCGATGTGATTACTGTTAAACTCAGCACAGGTGAAGAAGTAGTCACCCGCTTTGACACAGACACAGGTACTGAATTAAACGTAATTAAGCCAGCAGTGCTTACACTTAATCCACAAGATGGGCAAGCAATGCTTATTCCATGGATTATGAGTATTGATACAAGCAGTAGTGATCCTGTCATTATCAATAAATCACAAATTGTAGCAGTATGTAAACCTGAAAGCCGTCTAAGTGATGGATATCTGCAGAGTACTACTGGTATCACAAAACCAACAATGTCTGAAAATGGTCTACTCATCTAATAAATACGTGTATGAACTTTGTACACCGAGATAATGACAGGAGAATTTGTGGGGCTTCAACAAAAGCCACAGTAAATAATGTCAGAGTAAACAACCAATTTATAAGCACAGAGGGCGACACCAACAGTCATAGTGGTGGCGCCCTTGGTGCGACTGTTACGAGTGGAAGAACTCGTGCCGGCGGCAAGCCAATCATTATACTAAACGATCCAGCAAGTGCTGATAGACTTTGTGGCGTAATTGGTCACAGTGGCCATGGTCATTGTAATCCAAAAGCATCACAAGCAAGTAATAATGTAAGAGCTGGGGGATAAAATGCCAGAATATACTGATTTTAAAAACGGCTTGCAATCAGCCAATGACTATTTGGATACTAGAAATCATCTAAGTGGGACAACTGCGCTGGGCAACAGCGCACTACGTATTGTAGGAAAAGCTGAATATAGTTTTACACTGCGTGAACTATTATGCGGAGTGTTGAGCGGCAATGGCGTTAAACTTCCAAACTTACAGATCTGTTTAAGCGCAAACATCAGTGCCTTATTACAAATTCCATCACTACAGGGCGCACTAGCAGACGCCTTGGGGCAACTTGAAGGTACCATGAATGACTTTATGGACCACACAAAGTTAGATAGTGTACTGGGCAGACTAAACGGCGTACTAGCTGAAGCACAGAATGTTGCCAACATGATTAACTTCTGTAGTGCTCCAGTTGATCCCATTGCTATTCCGAATATACTAGAACGTGCTATGGGTAGTTTTTTGGGAGCAGGCAAAAACTTAATTAATCAAATTGGTAATATTGCTCCTGATAATGTATGTGCTTGCATTAGCCCTGGCGGTGGATTTAATGCCAGCGCATTTACTGGTGGAATACTAGGAAATATTGCTAATAATATTGAAGCCATCAACGCAGGCACACTTAGCCAAAGTGTAATTAACAGTATAACGTCAGATATTAGTCAAGTTGCTAGCAGTGTAAGTAACTTAATTAATTTTGAGAACAACATAAATGGAGCATATGCTCTAGGTGGAAGCCAATTTGGAACTCCTGATTCAGGATGTAACAGTGAAGTTGGTGTGATGCATAACCCACAAAATGGCAGTATCGCAGCCAATGCCAGACTTGCCTCAAGTATGAAAGGGTTATACGACAGACTTGCTGGATATCCAGTTGTGTACAGACCAGGAACAAGTCTTGGTGGAACAACTGGTGAAGTGCCAGTTAGTTCAAGTAACCCAGCTGCT